ATCCACTCCTCCTTAAAATACTATGATCAGTCGCACCAACGCCACTAGTTTTCCTGGCTCCACCTGTAGGGTCAGGACATGCTATTACTCTACGATCCACCCCATATCTGCGAGTGACTTCTTCTGCAAAGTCCCATGTGGTTGCCCCACCTGTGAGCATGATTTCATCAAACACGTACAAGTTTTCTCCATCCCTTACCGCACATATTCCTGACATCGGATCAACGTTAAAGTCAACTCCTAAAAGTACAGGAGCAATACTAATATCCTTTGCTTTTTCCGATATATTTTCATCTCCAAAACTAACAGCAACTAACCCCGTTAAATTTTCAAAACTGGCTTCAAATTCTTGCCTAAAGGTTCTTTCATCTAATTGCGCTCTGGCTGCTTCAATCTCTTCTGCTGGAACATTACCCCCCTGTATCGTTGTGTAACACCACCTTTGCCATTCACCTGTTGGATCGCTTGCCGTATAACACCATAAATCGTAAAACCAACTAGCAGTTCCATCTGGTGTGCTGATAAATAAAGTCCACCCTTGCTTATCTGCTAACGCAGGTCTTATAACTTCAAACCATACCTCCGAACTCATAAAAGCAGCTTCGTCTAAAACTACCCCTGCTAAACTTCGACCCCTTAATGCCATTGCATTTTCTGTTCCCTTCAATTCAATACTCGACCCATTAACTAAATCTAATCTTAAATCTGATTCATTCTTGCTTTGAATCCATACTTTTGGTACTAACTTCTTTAACGCTTTCCATGCGATGTCTTTTGCCATTCTATATGTTGGGGCGCAATAGAAAAATGTTTCACCTGGTCTTGCTATCGCTCCACGAAGAAGTTCAATACAACTTAAGTAGCTTTTACCAAATCTTCGACCTGCTACTAATACTCTGAAGCGTTTTTCACTGTTGAATACTTGGCCTTGTGCCCATCTTAAATTTATTTCTGGTGCGGTTTTTACGCTCATAAGGCTCCATTTTAAAGTTTTTTACACCGAACCCCCCTCAAATTGAGGTTTGAAGGTTAGTATCTTATTAATAGTTTATTGAATAAGTCCGTGACTGATTCATGTTTTGAAGATTTTGGTAATTTAAACGAGCCACAAGCTGAAGTAAAGCAGAAAAAAAGAGTGTTGGGTGACGGCAGGAGCAAGTCTAGTTATATGGAAGCCAGGCAACAACGATTATATAGTAGACAGCTTGAAGGTCTTCCAGCAAGACAGCTTGTTCACGACCATGCAAAACGTGAAGGCGTTTCTTTGGCAACTGCTTGGAAAGATTGGAAACAAGTAACATCTTGGACGGAGGAAGATTGGGGTAAGGAAAGAGAAAATATGCTCTCTCGTTTGCAAGCTGCAAGATTAAGACTCTTTGATAAGGCGATTAAAAAAGGACAACTTCAAACTGCTGCTATGGTGCTTGATTCTATAGGTAAGGTCATAGGGGAGAGCGTTGAACACGTTAATATTCAGGCTCCTGAACTTTCGATCAAGATTGAACCTAATATAGACTAGGATATTATTTTAACAACTTAAACAGCAATATATATTTAGGTTCAGGGGGACATTATACATCTATCAAAAGTTGCCAACCCTCCCCCATACGTCTACCATTGCGGAGCCGTTGGCGTATGCTGATGGCATATCTACATTAGATAGCTATCATAATAATTTTTTAATTAAAAATTATCTTAGTAGTATTACTTGAAAGATCTATTGACTAATATCTTATTAGATGCAATAATACAGTTGATGCAGAAGGAGTGTTCACCAGTGGACACAGTGACATCTTCGACATCTAGCTCAAGTAGAGCGAAATGCAACTAGACAACAGAATAAACCGCTAACAGTTCGGACTCCTAGCAAGTTCTTAAGATCTTGTGCGTCTGGAGCAACTGTTAGACATAAACATAAAAACCATCCAACTTCATTAATTATCATGTCAACATCAACTCAAACTATCGAAATGGTCACAGGTATCAAAAAAAGCTTTTGTCTTAGTGCTGAAGCATTGGAAACAATAGAGGATAACTGCTGCAGTTGGTGTGACTGGGCTTCAGAAATTTGGTTCAACATAAATGAAGAAGCTCCAGAGTCATCAACTATCAAAGTAGTTGAAGAGCACGACGAGATGGAAGGATCAAACACTTACTATCTTTCAGTCAAACAACTGGAAGAAGCTTTTGAACCTTGCATTAATTCAGTTAACTCCGATGTCGGTGGTCGCTTGGTTGACTTTATTGACACTGGAGATGCTGGACACTTAGACGCAGAAGCGTCTGACTGTCTTCTTCAGTTTGCTTGTTTCGGCGAACTTGTTTATGGATAAACCTAAGACAATGCTATTAGCAATAGTGTTTATCTCTGGAGGGTCTACTTATTACAGTTCTGATAAGACAAACAAAGAAGAGATGGCCGCAACAGTTGTAAAAAGAGCGATCAAAGACTGGAAGGATCTTTTTAAATTCAAAAAAAATGCTTTATGGCCTGTTCATTTTTACGACATCACAAACTTTGATGGATGGTCAGCAGACTATTCCGGAAAAGTAACAGAGTTAGGAACTAATAAAGAAGCCAAATTTTTGGAAACTTTAAAAGTTCTACACTAACCAAACAAAAACCCTAGCTAGTCACTAGGGTTATTTTTCTTTTTTCTTATTATGTCAAAACAGATTCAAAACATTGGAGGCATTCGCCAAGCTTTACACAGTAAGGAAGGTGATATTTTTCTTTATTTAAACTATAAAGAGAAGACTACTGTTGTTGCAGCTCGTCTTGCCTCTGGAGCAAAGCTTGTAAGAAGTAAAAATTATTTTGAAGAAGGTACCAGCTCCAGCACAGAAAAACATATTACATTATTCGGTCGATGGTTAGTTGAAAAAGGTTTCGAGCTTGGAAGTTGGGAGACTATCGAGCAAACCAAATTAGAAGAACTTACACCACTTGCCTTAATTTAAAATGTATAAAGTTATTTATTCTGCCGATTATCTAGATAGCAAACCAAGTGTTTGCTATTTTGATTTTTGGCATGAGTTAGAAGACTACTTATTTGAAGAAGTTAAAAGGAGAGTCCATTGGACGGTTGAGCATAGCCCGTACCAAGTGAGCGAAGAAGACTTGAAAAGTTTTGAAGAAGTCGAGTGGACGTTGATCCAAATTTTAGAAGGAGATAACGTCAAAGAAATGAAAACAATAAAACAAGATAACTTGTTTTAAGTTTTTAAGTAAGTTAAAATTGAAAGTTCTGATATTTTTCAGAACTTTTTTTTTCTCAAAAATTTTCAAAAAAAAAAAAAAAAAAAAAAAAAAAAAAAAAAAAAAAAAAAAAAAAAATTAGAAAAAATTTAAAAATTTAAAAATTAAAAATAATATTTTTTAGAGTAGCGGCAAGATAGTTATCATTATCATGAATGAAAATAATGAATGAAAATAATGAATGAAAATAATGAATGAAAATAATGAATGAAAATAATGAATGAAAATTATGAATGGCTATTTTTATTAAAATATTATCTTAAGTACTTGACAAGAATAAAACACTACCAGTAGTATTAAGTTATGAATGAGAAATTTATGCAACTTCGCGATTTTCCCGAACCAATGCAAAAAGCTGTATTGGATCATGCTCTATCAAACTTAGAAGGCTTGTACGGTCTTGATAACTACATTCACTATGGAGCCGACCTCCATCATTATTTATTTAATGAAGATTACTTTATTATTGGACATTATCAAGCTCAACAATTTTTAGGGGATCATTCCTTTAGAGCTATTGAATATGTACAAGATTATGAAAAGGATAATTTCGGTGAAGTTTCAACCGAAATTAATGATGAAAAAATAGCGAATATGTTCGCTTACATTGCTGGCGAAGAAATTCTCTCACGTTCCAAACATTTAGAAAGATGTTGGGATAAGCCACTTAATGAAAATAGCTTAAAAATTATTGCTATGGAGATTAAGCAATGAGTAAAACAATTCCTCAAGCTTTTATAAGAAAGTACGAACCAACGTGTAAATTGCATTTGCCTGATTTTTGGGCAAGTGCATTAATCAATGGAGATTATTCAGGCTTAACCCAAGAAGAAGAATGGTCTTTAAAAAGATTTATTGAATATTGGCAAGAAGATTTATTCATTAGCAGTGCAGATATTCCTAGTGATGAAAATGCTTGTTTTGAAAGTCATTTTATGAAATTCCATGATGCTGAGAGATTCGGAATTTTAGCTTGTAACTGTTGTGAATATATTTTTACTTATAAACCTACCAGTTCTTTATTTGATTCTTAATTATGCAAAAAATTAAAATCATTAATTATGATCGTTTAAAAAAAGACGATCCACTATTGCTTAAAGCAATAGAAGAAATAAAAAGTTTAGGCATACATAATTCTCAAATAAATTTAACTAACTCACCTTTTAAATCTTAATCATGGAATTTGATCGTTTTGACATCGTTGAAGCTTACCATCTTTGGTTTACTCATTACTACGATGGTATGTTTCATCCTAATTATATTCGTAGATGCAGGATAGAAGAGAATTTACAGTTTAGACCTAGTATGTGTCATGAATATGATTCTTTGAGTCCTAATGGACAATATATATATGATCAGCTAGAAGAGAAAAAATTTGTATCAAGGGGTTATGAATAATGGAAAGAGATATTAAAAATATCATTGAAACACTTCAAAAGCATGAAGCAGATACCGACCTATTAAATGATGTAATGGTTATGCTTTTAAATAATCAAATAGAAACTGCTAGAAGTACAAAAAAAGCATTGTTAACTTCTAGAGAAATAATAGAAGATAATGATAAAACGCTCCAAAAGCAAATAGATCTTATTAGAGATTATGTTGTGAAATTAGCCGAGAAAATTACTAAATTAGAGGGCAAATTATGAAATTAAAAAAATCACTTAAAGAACGTACTTGTAATTCTTGCAATAAAATTATTGCAAGATTAGAAAAATATGGGCAAAAAAGTAAAACAATTTTAAGCGATCCAAAAGGTCAATGTATTAGTTACGATGGTCAATTTAATGAAGCTAATGCTTTTCCTTTTAGAGTTGTTAGAAAAATAGATTTTTGTGAGGAATGTGTTTGTAAGGGACTAAATACAGTATGATATTTAGCCCATTTACTCTACTCTAATTTTACTTAGCTTATGCTAAATCATCCTCAAGAAACTTTCCAAAAGGAAAGAATAACGCCCGAAGTGGCATTAGAAATTCTTACTCATAAGAATTTCAAAAATAGACCAATTAAAAAAGCTCAATTAAGAAGATTAATCAAAGCTATTAAAGCTGACGAATGGATAGTAACTAATCAAGGCATTAGTTTCGATCCAGAAGGTAATCTTTTAGATGGTCAACATAGACTTCATGCTTGCATTGAAGCTAATAAATCAATAGATATATTAGTAGCTAGGAATATTAATCCTAAAGCTTTTCAATGTGTAGATATTGGAACGGGTCGAACTGCTGGAGATACCTTAGATATTATCAATGGTAATTCCAGTCAAGGTAAATTAATTGCTGCTTCAGTTAAAATTATTTGGTATTACGATAATAAACCAAGTAGTAACTGGAATAGTACCGATAGACCTAGTAATCAATTAATTGCTGATCTTTATTTAAAGAATAAAGATATATATGATTTAGCTGCTCAAACTGTTAGGAATAAAGGTGGTAAAACTACTATCTCAGCTAATAGTCCTACCGCAGCATTTTACGTTTTAGCGAACCAAAGAGGATGGCCTATAAATAAATTAGATGAGTTCCTAGATAATATATATATTGGAGCTAATTTACATTCAGATAATGTTTGTTTAAGTTTTAGGAATCAACTTTCTACTGCTGCATACAAAAAAAGAGGTCAGAACCAACAAAGATATATATTAAATGCTTTTATTAAAGCTTTTAATACGTGGGCAGAAAATAAACCTTGCATAAAATTTTATGCACCTTTAGAGAAAACTAATTTATATCCTATTTTACCTTTTAACTCTATGAAGTTATACGGATTGGAGTTAGTTAAATAATGACAAATAAATACGATCCAAATAAAGAAGAAATAAATGCAATTATTTCTGAAGCGTATGACGAAGGTTGTGAGGATTCTACAATTGTGGAATCCTTTAAAGAAACTTTTGGTGTTTCTCCAGCTACGGGTTATAGATGGATTCGAAAATCTAAATTAGAACGTGATAAACCTGACGCTTTTATTGCTAGAGAATTAATTGAAGAGTTTAAATTAAATGCTATTGAATAT